GTTAAATAATAATAGGATGCTGTGTCGGCAAATGTTTCGGTTAATACCTCGTCAAGTGCCTCGTAATATGTTTCAAGTTCCAACGCAAGCGGAGCAAGGGCGGTATAAATAATAGAACCCTCTCGTTTGTCGATATCATCAGATACATTATTTAGCATTCTTTGCATAATTGTATTAAAAGTTTGATTTTCATACATTTATATTCAACTCCGTTTCAATTTCAATATCTTCATCAGCCGTTACTACTGTGAACTTTGCAAAAACATTTTTCTTTTTTACAGAAATATCAAAATCTGTAACATCCTCAATACGGTCGTCCATTGTTAAAGCTTCTTTAATTCTGCTCGGCAAAACAGCACAAACATAGTCTTTATCTTGACCTATTAAATCTTGATACTCAAAACCGTAGTTACTGCTAAAGGCTTCATCATTATATCTTTGCGTATTCAAAATACAAGAAACGACTTGTCTTATAGCGCTTTCGCTATCTTCTTCGTCAATCATTCCGCTAAAACGTTTAGCGGCTGTATTCATTTTGAATGTGCGATTAGGATAAGATGAAATATCGACTTCATCATCAATCTCGTCATCTGCCGATTCGTCAATAATATCATCGTCATAAATGTAATCATCATTTGAAAATGCCATTTTTTCCTCCTAATCTAAAACATCCAAAACAAGATATTTACCGCCGCCCTGCTGACGGAGTAAAACTACTCTCGTTTCTGTTTTCTTAATATTGTCTCGTGCTGTTTTTGTCACATATAAAAAGCTCTCATCAACTGTTATTTTCTGACCGAGCGATATTTTTAAAGGGCTGACATTTTTAACCCTGCCAAGCTTAATAATGCAGGGCTTAGAAGCATCCACAGCCTCTATCGCCGCCCTTTTCATTAATTGAACAAGATTAGAGTTACTTGCCATTAAAGCCACCTCCTGAAAGAATAAGGTCCATTGTATGTTTGCCGTTTTCAAATTTATGCGTTACCTTTTCAACAAGCAAATAACTGCTTATCTTACAGTTAGGCAAATTCATAATAACAGGCACCATTGAGCCTGCCCTTACGTTTCTATCACCGATTACATCTTTAACGGTAAGGCTTTTGGTTTTAGCGTTATACATTTTCATATATGCCTGTGCCTTTAATTTTGCAACCTTGATATTATCCACCTTTTCGTAAAGCTGAAGTACACCCCATTGATTGATGCTTTTTGACGACTGATAAACGATAGTGTGATAGGTCGTTTTCTTATCGTCTTTATTTGTTTTTTCATAAACAATTTTCACTCGATTGTATGTATTACTGTCAATTGAGGTTTCAAGTGAATAATCCTGCGCTGTTTCAACATCAACCACGCAACTATTCCTTTTCATATTGCTTATATTTTTTAATGTCAGTTTACCGCAATTATCGAAGAGCACATATATTTGACTTTTTTCAAGCATAGTGTTGTCGAGCGCATCTTGGATAATATCGAAACACTCCGAGCCCTCTTCAATAGCGGACATCTTATATTTTGTATCTGCTATCGAACCACATTTCAAATTCATTCGCTTAGCCACCGTTTTAATGACCTGCGATGCTGTTTTCTTTTTGTATATAAGGAAGTCCTTATTTTTCAGATAACGCAGTTGGTCATAAGCAACATAGCTGTAAATGCGGTCTTTTGAGATTTTCTTTGTAAAAACATATCCTACAAACATTGTTTTCGGGTCAGTTCCGTCACTTTTGCATAGAGAAACAATAATACAGTCGCCCTCTTGAATGTTATATTTGTGGTTATCGTCATAAACAACCTCAAAATCAAATTGCCCCGGTGTGCCTTTTCTTTCCCAAGTAATTTTAGCGCCCTCTTTAACAGGAACATACCTATCAATATATGAGCCTTGGGTAGTAGTAAAATGCCGCCAAACGGTTTGAACATATGTACGGTTTTGCTTATTAGTATCAGTAATGGTAACGTTCTTAACCGCCGTTGATACTTTGGTTTTATTTTTCAGTATTTTTTTCAGGTACTTAATTTCTTCTGCCGAAGTATCTTTTGTTGTTGAGCTTTGATTATTTTTCGTACCGCTGCTTGCAGCAGTACCGCCACCTGTTATGCTTCCATTGCTCGTAGAACTACCATTCTTATTGGACTTTATATTAGGTATCGAATTGCCTAATTTGCTTTGATTTTTTGGGCGAAGAATACCGTTAATAGTATTCTTGTTATACGGAATACCCATACGGATAGACATTTTATCGTGCTTGCCTGTTCCATTTTGGTCGTAATAAGTGAAACGACCGTTTGAATTGCCACCTGCAATAATAAAGATATGACCGTTTCCGCCACCACCTGACGTTTTAACTCCTATATCACCCTTTTGTACCTCATTATTCTTTTTATAAGTCGGTGTAATAAAAACAAAATTGTTTTTTAACCACGTTGACGACTTACGGTTAAGCCACCACTCTTTAGCATTTCCTTTAAAGCCTGCGCTTTTACCTGTGATACATTTTTCGATATACAGCAAAATCAAATCGACACATTGAACGCCGTAAGCCCTGTCATAATCAGTTGCTTTGCCAAGAAATGTAGAAACAAAGGTATCAAAATTCATTGTCTGTCCGAATAGTCCTGTATTCGCCATAATAGATTATCTCCTTTTCTTCTTAGCTGTCTTTTTGAGCTTAAGCGTTTGACCGGGAAGCAATTTTGCTTTTTTCCTATCCTTATTGGTTTTCAGCTTTTTAAGTAGCTTCTTTTTGGAATTTTTAACAGTCTTTTTATTAAGATTGTAAATTGTTTTCCATTTTGCTGTATCACCGAAATACTTTTTTGCAAGGCTTGAAAGTGTATCATTCTTTTTGGTCTTAACCGTTTTAGGCGGCTTGGCCGTTAGCCTTTTAGCGCCCCAAGTTTTATACTCTTTGAGTGTCAAATTTATTGATACATCAGTGCCAAGGTCTTTAGCATCCTCGGTTACCTCGATATTTTCAACAGTAACCTTATAGCTTTTGCTTTCGTAATTGCTGTCAGTAGCACCGTTAGGCGATTTTCTTGTAATCGTAAAAGCAACAACCTTTTTAGCCGTTTGGTAAGCCCTAAGCTGTTCAACATAAGCTTCAGGTGTGCCTGATTTACCAACAGCCGCAAAAGGATAGTTATATCGTGGCAATATAAGGTCACTAATATTAAACTCTATTAAACTCGGCGATTTACAGTAAGAAACCTCACCCTCATTAATAAGAGTGACAGTTTCATTATTGCTTTTCATTGTTTGAGTTATTTTGCTTGGTGTAATCGGAAAAACAAATTCATCGATTTGCATTAAATACATTAATGATTACCCCCTGCGTTAGAGTTAAGCCCTTGTTCAATCGTACTTCTCAAATGCTCTGTCACATCGTCAATATCAAGGTCACTGTTAATATTGTTATGATTAATCATTTCAACATTAACAGAGTTAGTATAGCGATTTATAATCTGTTCTTCCGCCATATCCTTTAAGTATTCAATATTTTCGCTTGTAGTGGCAACTGAATCACTTATACTTGATGCGCTGTTAGCGGTGGAAGCCGTTGAATTTGAAATTTTGTTGAGCATATCGGTCAAGTCGTTGTTGTTTGTATCAACAACAAGTTTAGATGTCATTTTATTGGTAAATGCCACACCTTTGCCGTAAGCATTTTTATAAGTTTTGCGATTGATACCCTTAGGCGTAAAATCAAATTTCTTAGTATAGTATTCGTTTGCGCCTACTTTATCTAAGTATGATTTTGCCGAATCAAGCTTAGCAGTAACATTTTGACCTGTAATATCATCCCAAATTCTTGTAAATGCCTGTGCAAAGCTTACTAAACCTCCAAGCATTTTTGCTAATAGATTAGTAAAAGCATCAGTTATATTGTTAAAACCACCTGTAAAAATGTTATAAACCCAATTCATAACATCCTCTACAGGCTTAACAAAGAGCGTATATAATATTTGAATGATTCCATTTATAATTCCTATAATGAAATTGTAAATACCTGCACCGACGACAAAGACCGAGCCTGCTAAATTCTGCAAGCCTGTTGTAGTTTCAGTTTTAAAACCGTTAAAACTTGCCACAAGAGCTGTAATCACCGCAATTACTGCTAACAAAGCCCCTGCCACAATAAGGGCAGGACAGGCAAGCATAGCCGTATTTAGACTAAACTGTGCCCCGGCAGCTGCTTCCGTTGCTGCCGCATTAGTAGTTTTTGCTGCTGTATCAACAGTTGTTGCGCTTGCACATTTAATCATTTTCTTTATATTTTCCTGAGCTTCTTTATTATGCCATGCTTGAACAGATGCTTGGATAGTTGTCACCGCCGAATGAATTGCAGTCAAACCATTTATTGTGGCAATTGCACCTTTATATAATCCGAATATGATTAGTCCTGCCGCAAATAAAGGAATGATTGTTCCCATACTTCCGCTGATTTTTTCTGTAAAACTATCGAAAGATTGAAAAGCAGGACCGACCATGGTAACAATATTACCTGCTAAAGTTCCCAAATTACCAAGTGTCGTTTCTGTAGTTTTACCAAAATCGGCAACAATAGTTTTAAGGTCCTTACCAAATACGTTTTCGACAGCCGTATCTACTTCGGTTATAAAATTTTGCAGTCCTCTTGTTATTGCCGCTTTCGCATTATCAAAGATAGCGCTCCAAGTTGTAGCTGCTCCTTTTGCAGACCCTGCTATTTTCAATACACCGTTAGTACCCTCTTCAAAAGCCGTAGAAACAGTTGTAATAAAGTTTTGTGAACTGATAGTACCTTTGCTCAAAGCATTTTGAACAGCACTCGCACTTTGACCTGTAGCCTGAGCATAAATACCGACAGCGTTAATACCTACATCAGTCAATCGATTTAGCTGTTCCATTTCAACTGTGCCTTTTGACATCATCTTACCAAGCGCATCAGTAACGGTACCTAAAGCCTCGTTAGTTCCGGGTCCGTAAAATGAAACAGCATCAAGCCACTTAGTAACCTCGCTTGTAGCATTTCCGATATCCATACCCCTTGTAACAAAGTTTTGAACAGCGCTCGCAGCAATATCAAGACCATACGCAGTTCCTGTTACAGAATCTTTTATTCCGTTTAATGATGCTTTTGCCATTTGAGTACTACCTGTAATGGCAGTCATTGTCCTGTTATAATTAGTCATAGTATCCATACGCTTAAATGCGCTGTCTAATTGACCTGTTACAACATTGCTCATTTTTTGAACAACACTTAGTCCACCTATAACGGAGAGAAGTTTTGACACCGATAATTTAGCAGTATTAAAGCCATTACTCATTTTAGCTGTTGAACGCTGAACTGAATTTCCTGCTGTAGTTACGGTAGAATTAATCTTGTTAATTTCATTATTACACATATTAATCGCTCTCTGTGCCTTATCAACTGCAGTAGTATCAAAGCCCTTAACCGTAGCCGTATTGACTGAATGCAAGGCATCGACCGTATATTGCAAAGCAGAAGTGATATTACGCAATGGTGCTGTCATTCTGTCGGCAATAGTTAGTGTAGTTGTTATAGTTGCCATTTTATCAGTCCTTTCATTTTAAATCTTTTCGAGCCTTGTCCTCAGCCTCTACTCTTAAATCAATAGAAGCTATAATAAAGGCTCTTTCTTTTTGCGATAAATTCGCAAAAGTTGAGGGCAAAATCCGTAATTTTTGGAGGGCGTAGTGCGCATAAGCCGCATCTCCGTCCTCTTGAATTAGTTTTTTGCCTTTTCGACATCATCGTTAATGTCAGTAAAGCCGTTAAGTTCTGTCACAAAAACAAGGAACTGTGAATATTCGCCGGGGTTATCAATCATCTCAACAATAAGAGCCTCAGGTGTCTTTACGCCGTAGCTGTCCTGTAACTCAGCATCATTAAGATTCGGCTCAACAACCGATTTTGCAATAAGAGAAGCATTATACTTAGCAACATCAAGCTGTTGTTTAAACTGATTAGGTTTGCCAAGAATAGGTACATCCTTTGTGTACTTATCTCTCATAGCCTCAGCTTCTTTAGTGGTAAGCGGTTTAATAGTCCATTCAATCGGATTGCCGTTTTCATCGGTAAATGACTTCGTAGGGACATACTTAACATTTTCCCTTACTGCTTTATTTTCTTTAAGAAATCTACTGAATTTTGACATAGTTATTTATCCTTTCGTTTTTAAAAAAAGTAAGGGACTGAATAATCAGCCCCCTATAATTATTTTGCTTACATTCCAGCAAGCTTGTTGAATTTGTTAGGAATTTCAAAATCCTCAAAAGTAAAGTCCATATCCTCGTCAAGGTATTCACCGTCGGCATCAAATTTTGCAAGGATGCCGCCGTCAATATTACAATTGATAAGGTTTACGGTCTGTAAGCCTACGCTTGAAGTCGGGTCCTCGTTGGTAACCTCAATATCGAAATAAACATCTTCGCCTGTTCTCTTATATCTTTCGAGAAGTTCACGGAAAATTGAAGTGTTATAATGGAATGTTGCAGAGCCTGAGCCTTTCCAACCTGTAGACTTATTACCCTTACCTGTTTTACCCAATATAGGTACTTCGGTTTTGGTCTTTTCAACCTTAGCCTCAAGCTTAATCGCCTGCATAAAATTGTATCTGTTTCCGTCGACAGTAACATAACACTCTGCAAGTTTCGCAGATACGGTATCTTTTGCATTCATAATACTTTTAGTCATTGTATCTTATACCTCCCTTTTTACTGTATTGTAACAGTCATATAGAGCTGTTCCATAGCGTTTACAGGTGTAACCGCTTCTGTCACTACAACAGATTTCTTTGTGTCACCCTGCTCAACGATAACTGTATCGCTGTTAAAGTCCTCAATCGCCCTGATTTGCTCTAATTCCTTGTGATGCTTAACAATATCTTTCCAAAGCGAATTTCTGCCGCCTCGGTCATTAGGAATAATACCAAGATATCTTGTGTTGAACATAACAGCAATATCATTTGCAATTTGGTCGAGAACTCGAATCGTCTGATTAGATTTAAAGTCATCGCCCTTTGCAACTGTAACAGTAACAAGAGAGTTGATATCGGATAATACACAAATATTATCATCGCTCTGCTGAAGCGTGAACTCGCCGTCTTTGATAGCCTGTTCAAGCTGTGCCTGCGTATAATCAACATTAACGGTATATTCGCCGTCATATTTAGTATTAGTGCAAGATTTATTGACTGCAACACCTGCAATAAGGCCTGTTACCCAATAAACAAGGTCTGCCTTTGTAGCACCGTCTGTAACATCATTTTTAAGGTTGACAACACCCTCATAATCAGCTTTCTTGTTATAAACAACAAGCTGAAATTTCTTGCCTACCTCATCACGAAGTCGCTTACAAAAGCTTATGTAAAGCTCTTTTGTGCTGTCGTCCTCAGTTGCAACACCCATTGCGTTAAATGAATACCTCTCAATTTTATCAAGGTATTTTTGGTGTGATTCACCGTCTGCTGTACCGTTAGTACCGCCTGTAAGAGCAGTTTTAGCTGTCACGATAAGATTAGCCGATGAAATGAATGTAACAAAATCATTATCAACAAGCTCGCTCGCCTTAGCTACGGTTTGAGTATCAACAGTCTTATTATCAAAAACTGTTTTAACATCAAATTTGCTTTGCTCGTCAACATTCTTCTCAATCACAATAGCAATATCGTTTCCTCTTGTGCCTGTGTATTTTGCTTTTGCAAATGTACATTCAGCTTGCTTGCCACCACCATTTAAGCGGAAGCAATGAAGTGTTATAGCGTTCTTAAAAATTTCACGCACAGGCTTAAGCTCGTCGGCATCAAAAGAATAGCCGAAAATCGTATTGCTGTTCTTTTTAAAATCCGAAGCTGTCACCGTAAACACCTTATCATCCGCACCCCAATTAAGAGGTAATGCAATTGTTGCAATTCCTCTGTCTGATAAAGCAGATGATGCATTAGCCGCTGATACAAAGTTAATATATGCACCCGGCAAGGTCTTGTTTTGTGCTGTAAAAGCACCGCCGCCA